AATTCCAATTAACTGCATATCCCGGAAAAGCTGAAAGCATATACTTTGCAAACTCGTCATCAGGATTTCTGAATTGAATATTTTTAAATTTATTTTCTCCTGCATCCTCAATATCCCTAAACTCATTATTCTTTATTTGCTCAAGGTATTCATTTGGATTTTTAATTACATTGTCTAAAGTTAATAAATGCATATTAATTTAATTTGATTGTTATTTGATTGTCTATTATTCTGTACATTTTTACATCGTCAATAGTAAACTCATATTCGCTGTCGGGTGAAAAGCATACTATATCACCCTTGTTTATTCCTTTACTAATTAAATAATCATTTGGATATAACATCTCACCCATTAAAGGTTCATCACTAAATGGTTTCTTTATATAAGAATCAATAGCATCTATTGGCTTAACAAAACAATACTTGTCGTAAGAATACCATGTGTCATCCTTTTTATACATATAGAATTGGTCGGGTTCAATGAAGAACTTGTCGTCTTTAAAAAAACTCTTGCCACTTTTTTGATTTCCCTTCATGTCATAATAGTACTTAAATACATTATGATGAACAAGCAATGTGTCGCCTGAAGATATTGGGCCTTTGTAACCTAATGGAACTTCTATTACCTTAGCAAATCTATTTGAAGATATATGGTCTTCTTCAGATGTACTTGTAATAACTTCTAATCCACTAATGGTTTTTGTATTGTTGTACCTCTTATTTATTAAAGATTCAACAATAAAATAAAATGGGGATTTCATTAATAAAATATATTATATTCAATAGAGATTGGAATAGTTTGTGTAAATTCTTTCCATAAAAGAATTTCATTTGATTCGTTTATAATAAATATTTTTATAGATTGGGTAATGTCTTCAAGTTTAATTAAATGTATTTCATACGTTTCATTTAAAACTTTTTGACCTACAATGTAATGCATTGCGCCTCCTTTATAATCAGGACCTACTGAAATTTTTCTTATTTCCATAATTAAACACTAGTTATTCTAACCGGAAGAACTTGACAATAGTCAAGTTTAGCAAACGGAGAAAGATCTCCGTTGTTGAAACCCATCGCCATCGCATCGCTGATAATAAGGCCCCACTGCGTAGAACTCCAATAGTTGTTATAAGCAATTGTACCAAGACCACTTGCTGCTTTTGCTCTATTAATTTGTGATAATGAATTAAAAATCATATTTAATTCAAATATTGAAGGTAAATACCAATCGTTAAAGCCATCTTGAACTAAATTTTCACATTCTGATGCTGCATACAAACCGACTCCTGCTTGAATGGTTATAGCCGCTGTGTTTGCTTCGCCAAAAACAAAATCTATTGCGCCGGGAGTACTAATAAGTTGATAGGCAGGAAGAGTCCATTGATAATAACTCGGCAAAGCTTTTCCTACAATAAGTACTTTTCTATTTGAAGAATTTGAACCTTGTATCCATTCTGCTGCTATCCAACCACCTTCATAATATCTACCTATATTACCTGTGCTATTAAGTCCCGTTAATCCGATTGGACCGACAGGGCCTGTAAGACCTGTGAAACCTGTTGGACCTATTGGACCTGTAGGACCTGCAGTATTTGCGCCTGTTGCTCCTGTTGCACCTGTTAATCCAATTGGGCCTGTCATTCCTGTGGGGCCTGTTGCTCCTTGAATACCTTGTAGGCCTGTTGCACCTGTGAGGCCTTGTGGACCTGTAATTCCTGTTGCACCCTGACCTCCTGTCATTCCTTGAATTCCCTGAAGACCTACCGGACCTGTAGGACCTGCAAAACCTTGTTGACCTGTAGGACCTGCTACTGTACTTGCAGCGCCTGTTGGTCCAATTGGGCCTGTTGTTCCTTCTGCGCCTATCATTGTTAATAGAGCCCAATGTGCAGTATCTAAAACAGGGTTTGTGCCTATAGGGCCAACATTATTATGACAAAAATAACTAGAACCTAAATATTCAACGGCATCATCTACAACATATACACCTGCAGCACTCCAAGTATTTTGCCAATTTAATCCTTGAGGGCCATTCGGGCCATTCGGGCCTTGAAGACCCTGAAAGCCTACAATTCCTTGTGGGCCTTGAATACCTGTTGGGCCCGGTATTGTACCTGCAGGACCTGCGGGGCCTGCTACTGTGCTTGCAGGACCTTGTTCGCCTATTTCACCTTGAAAGCCCTCAAAACCCGGTATACCGTCAGGTCCTGTTTGACCTATTGGACCATTAGGACCCGGAACTCCTTGTGGACCTGTGACACCTTGAACACCTGCTATTAAATTTGGGTCACCTTGTGGGCCTTGCGGGCCTGTTGCTCCTATTGGTCCTTGTGGACCTTGAGGGCCTGTATCTCCGGGAGGACCTAAAGGATTTACTGTGATTAATGTTGTTAAATCACTAATTAAGAAATTTTTAGTTTCATTTGTCATATATGAGTCTACATCAGTACCAATAAGCATGTCACTCATGGTAGGTACTGCATTAACGATATATGTACTTATTTTTGGCATAATTAAATAGTATCTATTCTAACTATTAAAGTATTTACTACACTATTTTTGCTAAAAGTTACTATTGATCCTGTCTTAAAATCCATCCCAAACGCACCTAAGGAACTAATCTCTGTAGAGCTCCAAAATGTTCCAAATGGTAGCATATTAAAATAAGGAGGAGCATAACCCAATGATGCCATTGATCTAGTAATTGGTACTACTGAATTAAAAATCATATTTAATTCTCCTATTGCAGGTAAATACCAATCGTTGTAGCTTCCCGCCAATGAATCACTAGCATATTTTGCTGCATACGAACCGGCTCCTGATTGAAGAACTATTGCTGTTGTGTTTGGCAAACCATTATCCCTATTTGGTGCGGGAACTAGTGTACCCACAAACGGAGCAGTGGTCCAAGAAAGGTTTGGTGCATTAGACGGATTAGCTACAATAATAACTTTATTTACACTACCTTCTACCCATTGTGCTGCTATCCAACCTCCTCTATAATTCCTACCTATATTGTTGTTAGTATTAGCGCCTGCGGGGCCTGTTAGTCCAATTGGTCCTTGTGGTCCTGTTGCTCCTGTTAATCCTATTGGTCCTTGAGCACCTGTGGTGCCTGTGCCGGGCGCTCCTGTAAGTCCTGTTAACCCTGTAAGTCCGATTGGGCCTGTAGGACCTTGTGGGCCTGTCATTCCTTGAATTCCCTGAAGACCTGTTGCTCCTGTGGGGCCTATGGGGCCTTGTGGACCTTGAATACCTGTTAATCCTATTGGGCCTTGAATTCCTTGAGCTCCTGCAGGGCCTTGCAAACCTGTAAGTCCTGTTGCACCTACTATTGTGCTTGCAGGACCTGTTAGTCCAATTGGACCTTGAGCTCCTGCGGAACCTTGATTTGCTAGTAAAGACCAATTTATAGGGTCTAAAGAAGGGTTTGTAGGTGATGGTCCAACAGGGTCTATACAAAAATAACTAGCTCCACCAAATCCAACGGCATCATCTATAACATATACACCTGCAGCACTCCAAGCGCCCTGCCAATTTAATCCTGCGGGGCTAATTGCTCCTGCATTTCCCTGTATTCCTGTAGGTCCTGTTACTCCTTGTGGTCCGGCAGGACCTGTTGCCCCTACTATTGTACTTGCAGCACCTTCAGGTCCTTGTGGCCCTTGAGCACCTGTGGGACCTGTGACACCTTGAATTCCTTGAATACCTTGAGGACCTTGAATACCTTGCAAACCTGTTACTCCTTGTGGGCCTTGAACTCCTTGAGGGCCTTGAGGGCCCGGAATTCCTTGTGTACCTTGAAGACCCGTGACACCTTGTGGGCCTGTTGCACCGGTTGCGCCTTGAATTCCTTGTGGGCCTTGAGGACCTGTAGGACCTGTGGCATTGGGAACTAATGCTATTAAATCACCAACCAAGAAATTTTTAGTTTCATCAGCTGAATTTACATCAGTACCAATCACCATATCATTTACGGTAGGTACTGTATTAATAACATATGTACTTATTTTTGCCATTTTTCCCTATTGTTTTTTTGTTATTTCTCCTGTTTCAATGTTTATTACAGCATCTTCGCCGTATTTTTCCATTAGTATTTTTTCGTGTTTTGAAAAAGTATCCTTAATACTATCTATATATTTTATTAAGCTTTGCTTCTGTAATTCTAAATCACCAAGATTCATTTTAGCTTTAGAAAAATCAGTATTCATTTCTTTAATGTTTTTTAATTCTTCTTCTGTTGCAAATATAATATCTTGGATATCATTGTTTTCTACTTTTTTCATTTTGTTTAATTTAAGTTAGTTACAAATGTAATGCTTTTTTAACAAATATTTTCCAAAGTAAGGAAATAATAATTGAAAGCAACACCCCAACTAAAACTCCAAGCCAAAAGAAATTCTTTTTTGGTTGATTTTTTTTACCTTCTGCTTTAGCTTGAGCCTTCTCAACTATCCTATCTTTGTATATAGTTTTAATCTTTAACTTGTACTCTATTCTCTTCTCCTGCCTAGTCTTAGGGACATAAACAGTATTGTACTTAATAATAGTATCTTTAGTAGTTATAAACTTTTCCCATATTATAGTGTCATTGACAATAACAGGTATGCTGTCTAATGTTGTGATACGAATAGTATCTCCTGTTTGTTCACAGACATAGCCTTTCTTAATGGCTTTATTTAAATGGTATTGCGCAGAGCAACCATACAACACAAATAATAACAATAATACTCTAAACATAGTTTATTTTTTAAAAAAGTTACTTTTTTTATCACTTCTATTTTTAGATTGTGATTGAGGTACTGTTTTGTTTTTAGAAACATGTGCATTGTCGATACCATCGTGGTTTCCACTTGTACCATTTTTTCTATTAGTACGCTCTAAATCTCTTCGGTATTTTCTACGTTCTTCAGTGTCATGATACTTCATGTCATACTTCACCTTCTTTTTTCTTGCTTCAGGATGCTCTTGGTAATACTTCGCTGTCTTTGACTTTCCTGTTTTTGTGCCGGCTAAAAAATTTCTCATTTCCCTTGTCTTGAATAAATTTTCTTGTAATTTTTACTTGACTTCAATTTAGAAGTTTTACTTTTTGCGTGTACGTTTGTACGCTTAACTTTAGGTTTAACCTTTTTTGTTATCTCTAATTTTATCTTAGCCATTACTCTTTTATTTCAAAGTGCATATAATCATAATTCTTTTCACGACCCAAAGATATAAAACCATGCTTGTAGAATATATCTATCATTGCCTTATACTCAGGTCTTGCAAATCTTGCAGTTTTTGATGATTCTTTGAGTAGATTTCTAGCAGGATCTAAGTCTATTGCTATCCCCCATGAATGCATGGATAATGCTGTACCTCCCCTCATCTTTCTATAGTTAAAGCATCCACCAAATAAATCAATGCCCAACTCCTTAATCTTATCATAGCCATAGGTAGCTAGAAGCTCATTGAATACAGCTGTGAAATTATTAGCTACCAACTTGTGACACATCATAGAATTAACTGAGCTGTCTAAGTCCCAAGCTATACGCATTGGATATGGTAGCTTAATCTTTACTAAATATCCTACTCCTGTTACATTAGCAGTACCGTATTTTTTTGTTGCTTGTTGCGTTGTCATTTGATTTTATTTATATCGTCTTTGATGTCTTTTGCTCTTGCAAATAATAATTTCATTGATTGCCATAAATCTATTCCTTTTACTACTTTGTAGTTCTCATTGATAGACATCACCTCAATACTTGCCAATACCAATGCTACTACTTTAGTTAGCATAAATGGTACACTAAAGAATGTCAAAATAATATCATTAAGAATAAATCTATCAATAAGAAAGAACATTATAACCGTAACCTCATAGAGTGCTAACTTACTTATAATAGCTGATAGCTTTCTGCTAGTTATTTTATCCTTTAATTTATTAGCTTTCCAAATACCTGTAAAAGTATCAATGATAATTAGTACTCCTATCATTATAAGAATACCACTTATTGGTAAAAAGAATGCAAAGCATATAGAGATAAGTGTCAATAGTTCTGATTGTATAGATAGTATTAATAAAGATAGTTGTGTTTTCATAAGTCTAGTTCTTCAAGAGCTTCAGTTAAGCTAAAAGTTAAATAAAAAAATAATGTTACTCCACCAAAAACAATGTAGTGCTCTTGACCTTGAAACATCATAAATAACGAAGTTATATAACCCGATATAAAATATAGACTTGCTAAATAATTACTTTTCATCTATTTCTTTTTTTTATTTCAGTATTAAAGTCATCTTTTAACTTATCAATAAACTCTTGTTTGTCTTCAGTAATAAATGTGTTGTTAAGTCCTGTAGATAAGAATTGTTTTTCAGTTAGCGTTCCATAATGGAATACTATTTTGTCATTGTTGTAAACTATAAAGTATCTCATATTCCTCCTCCGTCTATTATTGTCCAATTATAAAACAATACTGATATTAGTATGTCTTTACCTGCTTGTCCTCCTGCTGTTGTATATTCAGCTGTGCCAAAAGTTATACTACAGTCATTGACCACCCCTGAAGCACTCCACCCATTATAGATAGCATCCAAGTTAGTAGTAGAAAATGCAGTTGTAGCCGAATCCATAAAGTCTGTGAAATCTGTAACGCTTCCTACATCCCAAGTTCCTATGTTGAAATTAATTAAGGTGCAAAATTGAAACATAGCACCCATATATACAATACCTGAAGTATCCCACTCACCAATTCTGTTGATGTTAGTAAGAGATGTGCAGCCTCCAAACATATAAAATAAAGTAGTCAAACCTGTTAAATCAAGAACATCAGAAACTGTTGATAAATCTAAATTAGGACAGTCTCCAAAATAATATCCTAAATCATCCCCCAATTGTAACTGTCCCCAATGTACTACTGAAGTGATATAAGTTGAACCAAATATATTGGCAAAATTCCACCCATTAACAGTCCCATCTATTACTACTGTATATGTGCCTGCTGTAGCGTAAGTGTGTGTTCTATTATTATAACTATTACT